CCCTGAGCGAGACGTAGTAGATGCCCCGGTCGGAGAACAGCAGGAGGTCGCCAGCGTTGATCGCATGGAGGAAGCGCGGCGCGTTGTCGCCCACCTGCCGCACGATGGCGTCGTCATCATCGGCGCCCGCCTCAAAGTCGGTGATGTCTCGGACAGAGGACATGACGACCAGATCGGGAACGGCGGGGAAGTCGGTCAGGGCGAGGCGTCCAGCCGCAGAGGAACCGGCGCGGGGATAGCCGCGGATCGGGGACATGAGCGGTTCATCCCAGATCGGGGACGAGAGCGGCGCAATGAGCGTCTTGGAACTGACCGTCGTAGACCCGCTTGGACCAGACAGCTTTTCGGCGTTGTCGGGCCCGTCGAAGAACTCGATCGTGATAACGCTGATGACGTTGCCGACGATGTTGGTGATGAGGCCCGAGAAGTTGGTGTCCTGCGCAATCACCGTATCCCCGATGCGGAACACCGACGACGATGCAACGGTGATGTTGTAGCTTGGGGGAAGGTTGGAAATCACCGTGCCGGTCACGACGGTTGGCGAGGTATAGCCGGTGATCGAGACTTCCCGGCCCCCGTAGCGGACCCGTTGGCCCACATAGCCGGAAGTCCAGAGCGCGGCGGAAGCGGTGAGGGAAATCACGCCGGTCGTCGCGGAGGGCTGGATCTGGATGTCCTTGCGATAGGCCCAATAGGGCTGCGCCTTGCCGTTGCCGCTGGACGTGGCGAAGGTCATCTCCGCCAGCGCAAAGGTGCCGGTGTAGGTCAGGACGTAGAGGCCGAAGGGTCCACCGATGACGGTGCGTTCCCGGAAGGGTTCGATCCAGACCGTAGAGGAATCGGTCCACGGCACGGAGGCAATCGTCTGCACCGTCGCCGCCGCCGCGTCGATGATGATGAGCGATGTATCGTTGATGATGAGCCCGAACACCAGACCAGTCTCTGGGCGGATTTCGATCACGTCCTCTGCGGTGCTGACCGACTTGCGCAGATAGGTTCCAGGGCGGGAAGTCACGGTGCGGGCCGACGTGACGCGGACGTTCAGCGCCTCGCGCATCGAGTTCTGGCGCACTTCCAGATCGTCGCCTTCCAGAAAATCACCGATGATTTCCCCGAGGGCGAAGCTGCGTTGGGTGATGGTTCTCTTAGCCACGGCGGAACCGGGCACTGTGAAGCCGCCCCTCCCGGTAGGGTTCGGTCGCAGAGCGGGACTTGCTGGACTTCACGCGGGCGCGGTCGAAGTGCATTTCTGCACGGGCGTCCATGTCTGCCGCCTGATTGGGTTCAGACTTCAGCGAGCGAAGGATGACCGCTTCAAGACGAAGCTGGATGCCCCGCGCGAAGTTGGCGCTCCACAGATCGACGCCCGGCACTTCAACGACTTCGACAAAGCAGCCGTTCGGATCGTTGACGTAGACGTTCGATCCGTCCTGCGTCCAGTCGGGGAAGGACCGGACCCCGCCCTCATCCTCTGTCCAGAGGCGGCGCACATGCAGCACGTCGAGGGGGACCGCATAGGCGTCGTCATAGCCGTACTTCCCATTGGTGCGGGTTTCCAACTGGATTTGGCGCCGGGTGAAATTGTACGCCCCATCTTCGAGTTCCGCCTCAACAATCAGCGGCCAGTTGCGCGACAGCACCAGCCATTCGTTCGAGGCATCTTCGCCGTTGACGGTATATTCGCCCTGCTCCGAGAGCGCGGCGTTGATGATCTGAAGCATGGAGAATTGTGTTGCCATGCGCCGGATATTCCCGACGCGGCCCTTGGGACCAAATGCACAAAGCAAAAGGGGGCGGAAAACTCCGCCCCCCTTCAGGGCCCCGGTCTTTCAGGAGGACCGCCCGCGTGGGGCCTATTCTTCCTCCACGATGTCGATTTCAGCCATCCGCGAGCGAATGAGCCGTTCGACATCCGCGCGCCGCATCTGTTTCTCGGTCTTGATGCCGAGTGACAGCATCATGATCTTGAGTTCTTCAAGGCTCATGTCCTCAAGGCGGCGAGGAGCCATTGCCTGCGCCTCGGAAGTTTCCGGGACGATGACCAGGAGGCCGCGGCTGTTCGCCACGTTCTCCATCGCCGTCACGTAGTCGTATTCCACCGCGCCCTTGGCTTTCACGGCGGCGAGCGCCGCCTTGTCCTCATCGGTCGCGGGCTTGAACGCCGGGTTGGCTGCGAGCTTCACCATCTTCGGCATGTCAGATCTCCTTCGACACGTAGGCGCTGAAGGCGATCGAGGGCGCGGTTCCGGTCACGTCGAGATAGAGGTCGACGTAGCGGAACTTCGTCCGGTTCTTTTCGGTGCGGAACGGGACCACGAAGCGGTCCAGCGCGGCGCCGTCCTTGGTTTCCTGCGAGCCGGTCAGTTGCGAAGCCTTGCCGGTCTGGAAGTAGCCAAGGACTTCCGCATCCGAGCGGTTCGCCACGTTCGAGCCAAGGATGTAGAACTTGTAGGTTTCACCCGTGGCGCCGTTGGTGACGATGGACTCGATGTTGGCAACGAGAACGCAGTCGGTCGCCGCAGCGGCCCCCTGGTCCCATTGGGAACCGACATACCCATCCGCGGCAAGGGCGGCTTGTGCAGCGGCCCGCTTGACGAGGCCGGTCGCCGCGTCGATCGCATAGGACTTGTTGTAAGACATCGGGGTTGCTCCTTATTTCACAATGGCCGCATCGGTCACGGACGACAGGCGCATCCCGGCATAAGCGCCTTCGATGCAGAGCCCGGTGTCGTGTTCGATGTTGGTCCGGTAGTGGACGCCGTTTTCCATGAGGCCGATGTCCGTCACCTGCATGGGCGAGGTTTCCAGCCCGGATACGTCGGTTTCACCGAACGACAGGATGTAGACCGACGCGGTGACGGCCGAGCCGCCGCCATAGGCGACTTCGTTGAAGGGCAGGAAGGCACCGAAGGGGGTGATGCCGTAGCCGATCAGCATGGGCAGGCCCTGATAGCGTGCCACGCGACGGCCCATGTCCTCCGTGTCGTTGGTGTAGACGCCGCCGACGCCCGCATCCCGCACCGCAGCCGGGAAGCGGTCACGCAGCTTCTTCGGCAGGAGGATGTGGGTGGGGTTTTCGACCAGCGAAATCGCCAGATCGAGCATCGCCAGCGAGAGTGCGGCACCGCCAGACGATTGCGAGTTGGCGATGACGCGGCTTTCGTAGTTCGAGCCGTCCACCGAAGTCGCGCCAGAGCCGACAGCACGAAGGCGGTTCTTGATGCCGGTGTATTCCTTCGGGTTCGAGAAGTTGTCGCCGGTCATGAAGGTGTCGGTCAGAACCTTCGCCTTGCGCTTGATCGACATGCGTTCTTCGGTCGAGCGGCGTTCCATGCCGTAGCGGTTGATGAGAACGCGGTCCACGTCGATGTTGCCGGCGATCGGGAAGCACTGTTCCGTCAGGTCGTTGACAACGCCGTAGCCGTCGAGCGGGGTTTCGTTGATCGCGCGGAAGCCCATGTTGTTCGGCAGGGCGCCTTCGCGGAAGTAGCCGTAGCGGCCACCGGGGGCGGTCTTGTAGGGCAGGACGCCGAGGATGTCGGATTCCTCGGGGAACAGTTCGATGATGGCGCGGGATTTCTCCACCGCCACGGTCTTTGCATATTCAGGAAGGGTATGGACCATTTTTCAGCCTTTCAGGTTTTCGAGTTGGCAAAGCGAAGCCGTTCCATCGGAGACATGTTCTCCGTGTCGGGCTTCGTGGGCTGCGCTGCGGGGGTGGTGTGGCCGGCAGGACGGAGAAGGGCTTCGAGAGCCTTCACGCCTGCGGCAGAGAGGGTGGCATTCTTCAGCGCAGTTGCCTGATCGGCGGGAAGGCGCGTCTGAAGCGCGCGTTCGATCGAGGAAAGCCGCGCCTGTTGTTGGGCCGGGGTTCCAAGGGCTTCCATTTCCGCCTTGTTGGCGGCGTAGGCTTGCGAGTATTTGACCGCCTCGTAGCGGGCCAGAAGGTCGGAGACTTTCGAGGCCGCGGAGGCCGGGGCCCCAACGTCCTTCAGGAACGCGCCAAGTTCATCGAACAGCGGCGCCATTGCCGGATCGTCCTTGGCGAGATTGACCGAGAAGCCTTCGGGAAGGTCGAGCCCGTCGAAGGTCAAGCCTTCGGAGGGGGCAAATTCGTAGGCTTCCGGGATCTGGCCGGCGCGTTCCGCCATCTGGGCATCGCGGGCCACAAGGTCATTGTAGTGCGCGCTGAAGGCGGCGAGATCGGGCTGGCCGTCCTTCTGGTAGTCGGCGGGGATGAAGGAAAAATCGGGTGCGGCCTGTTCGACGGGTGCGGGACTACCGCCCCCCTCGTCTGCCGGGGCCCGTGTCATTCTGTCGTTGAAGAAGTTGTTCAGTTTCATCGCTCATGATCCTCCTGAGATCGAGCGGCATGAAACTCTGAGCGTTGCGCGCTTCTAATGCACGCGGGTCCGCAAGGATGGGGACCGGAAAATCCTTCGTCGATTTTTCCATCAAATCCAACAGGATAGCGCCTTCCTCCGTCAGAAGCAGCGTGCGGATGGCGGCGATGGCCTTGTCTGCCGCCTTCCCGTCGAAGCTGCGAAGCCATGACAGGTAGGTCAGGAGAGGGCCGGGTTCACTGAACCGGAGCGGGAGGGGCATCTTGGCTTTCACTGATGACGGTGAGTTCATCGCCTGAAGCACGGAGGATGTTCTTCAGGGTGGCGGGCATGTCGATGACCTGCGGCAAGGATTCCCCGAAGGTCATGGCGGCGAGTTCGAGGTTCGAGCGCGCCACCATCACCTTGTCCTGGTTCTGCGCCTTGGTGAGCGGCGAGATGGGGGCCACGCTCAGGCTGCGGCCGTTGTGGGTGATCGCATCGGGGAATTCGCCAAGCTGGACGCCGAGGAAGTCGAACCGCTGGATCATCGGAAGGATGAGTTCGGACCACAGGGGCGCGGATGGTTTGCCGATGCGCTGTTGCACGCGGCGGCGTTCGTCCAGCCATTGAGCGGCAGTCGGAGGGGTTTCGCCGCGCTGGCGGGGGCCATCCTGATAGAAGGCCCTGCGGAGTTCGTCGGCTTTGCGATCTTCCGCGAAATAGCCCTGATCGACGTTCACGCTGCGCGAGAAATCGTAGATCTGATCGCGGGAGAAGTTCCGGCCCGCGGGGATGGCGGTTCCGGCGATGATGCCGTTTT